GCTGCACTAAAAATTGACTTGTCAATTTCTTCAATGAAGATACCAGGTCTTTTGTATTTTCCAATTTGAATTGCCATATTGTATATTTTAATTTTTATTTTAATGTATATATTAAAAGAAAAAAGTGATATTTTTTCTATTTTTGATTAACATTAGATATTTTTGTAATATTATCCTTCATATCCTTCTCAATTTTTAACATTTTATCCTTTTGTGCTTTATTAGCAAGGTTAAAATCATTTTGAATTTTATTTATATTAGTGACTCTACCATTCATTCTCTTATTAATATCAGCTATTTTATTAGTCAATGATTGTTTTGTATTTGGATCAGTTGTTATTTTTAAATCTTGTTGAAAATCATCAATTCTAACTTTATCTAAAGTATTCTCTTGTTGCATGTTATCAACATCTGTACTCATTTTAGATATAGATGCATAATCAACTAAGAATGGATTTCTACTTTTAACATCAGTACCAAGTATTTTAATCAATCCTGCTTCTATTTGAGCAGGATCTTTAATTGTTTTATACAAAGTATCAATTTGTGGTTTCTTTGTCTTAAAATCAGCCAATTGTTTTGTAACAAGTTCCATTTGTTGCTTTGATGTTTTAACATCAGGTGCATCAGTAACTTGTATGTCTAAGTCAGCTTCTAAAAACAAATTATACTTTTTTAGATATTTCATAATTATACTATTTTTGAGATTGGTTCAAACTTACTATCATCACCATATTTTTTTGAAAGTAAAGTAGTAACATCAGTTGAACCACCAACTAATCTTTTGTTATTATTAATTCTATCTTTATCTTTAATACTATAAAGTGATTTATCTGTAGAATTTACTAACCAACTAACTAAACTTGGTTTTACATCATCAGTCTCTGTCTCACCACCTTCTGTTACTGAATTTAATTGTATAGAACTTCCTGTTAATAATTTTGATAAATCATTCTTACTAATTTTTGTATATCTTAGAACAAATTTCCTAACTTCTTGGTTAACAACAGTTTTTTTTGAAATAGTTATTCCTTCCAATTTGAGTGAAGGTGATTGACCCCCTTGTGTTTTTATATAGTTATTAAAGAAATAAAAAGAATTACAATATGAAACATTGAAATATTCACCATTAACTCCTTCAATAAACATGTAAATTGTTTTAGGTTTACCATCAACAGTTGATTTTATTTGTAATAATTTATTTTCAAATTTTTTATTTTTAATATCTTCATTATTAACAATTTCTGAATTTTTAACAAAATCTAATTCTATAGTTTTTATCTTTCCAGAATTATCACCATTTGTTTTTTCATCATCTCCAACTCCTAATTTAACTCCTTCTTTAATAGCATCAGGTCCAAAATATTCATTAAGGAATTTTTGTTGAGCACCTTTATTATATAGTTTTTCAGTATCAAGTAAATCAGTAATTAACCTTTTGAATGTTGCACCAGCACCTTTAACCAATTTATCACCTATTCTAATTTTAGTTTCTTTACTAAAAATAGGTTGATATTTCCTTTCTTTCATTATATCTAATACTGCATTCTCCCACACATTAAATATTTTGTTATTTCTATATGGACCATCTGAAATACCACTTTGACCACTTCCCGAACCACCAAATGGTGTATATTCATTATAAACACTTCTTGATACAGCACCACCAGATCTACCACCAGGTATATTATTTGTAGTGTGTAACTTATAAGCTCTATTAAATAATTTTAATATCTCTATTATTGGATCAATACCATTAATAATAAGTTCTGTATTATCTTTAGATTCTTGTTCAATCTCAGTATCTATTCTTTTAACCTCTGATAACTCAACTGCCCAAACATTATAATTTACATTTTTCTCAAAATAATCTTTTATCTTTTGTGGATTTGTTTGTGCATCTGATGATTGAGATTGTGTACCTTGCACTTGAGATTGTCCTTGTGTTTGAGATTGTGTACCTTGTACTGGCTCTGATTGTGCTTGAGTAGCAGGTGTTGCTTCATCAGCTTCATTTATAGACATAAATGAATTATATTTTAAAAGTTTAACAGAACTAAAATCAGATCTATTCTTATTATCAAAGTCAATATCATCTTCTTTTTTAGTTTGTGTTTCTACTGGTTTAGTTTCTGTTTTAGTCTCTACTTCACCTTCTTTTTTAGGTTTTTCAGCAACACCACTTTGGAATAATAATATACTTTTCATTGTTTTATTAAAATCAGCAATTGCCAATTTCATATCATCTTGAATACCTTCAAATGAACCATCCTCTTTTACTTTAGTAGATTTATACATTGTAATAAGTGATTTACCAATTGCTTCAGGTCTTGTTAAAAATTGTTTTAAATCTTCATTTAACCTAGCAGTATTGTATATTTTTAATATAGGAGCTTTAAATCCATATTTTTGTTGATTCTCAGGTGACATTTTAAATAATGACTCTAATCCAGAAAATATATCTTTATCTGATGTAAAGTATGTATAAACTGGTTTTATTGCATTAAGAATAGAGTTTTGTTTAGGTGCCACAGCTGGTGTTGTCACTGCAGGTGTTGGTACAGCTGGTGTAGTAGATTCAGTAATTGGTTTTAACTTATTCACAACAGCTGGATACCCAGTATTTCCAGGTTTATCTTTACTAATATCAACAACATAAACCTTATCATCTGCCATAGTACCAGTTCCAAGTGTATCATCACCTGTTAACCATTCTTTATCATTACCATATTTTTTAGGATTTCTAAGGTCTATTACTTTAACTTTTATATTATTATAAGTATATTCTTTACCTACTTCCACTTCTTGACCAGTAGAGTCTTTTTTAGTAATATGTTCCTGTTTACTAGCATCTTTTAATTTTCTATAAGCAACTAAAATTGCATATACTGCTTTTAAATTTTTAATACAAAAATCAAAAGGTATTTCTTGAGTATTTTTACTTACTGGTTTAACTTCTTCTTTTTCCTCTTCCTCTTCTTCCTGTTCTTCTTCTGGTGACTCATCTTTTAATGACAATAAAAACTCTTTGAATTTTTTAAGTTCATCTAAAAGTGTTTTCCTATTTTCATCATCTATATAATCTGAATCAACAATTGTAATCAAGTCATCAGTGATATAAACAAGAACATTAATTTCTTCTTCATTATCAACTGCTTTTTTAAGTTTTTGAAGTAATGCAAACACTTTTAACTTCCAAACTTTAACTTGTGATTCTTTACTAAGTTTAGAATCTTCTAATATCTCATCAAAAAGCTCTTTTAATCTTGGAATAAGTTTTTGAATTCTATTAACATTAATAGCAATACCAGACTTTCTAACAATTGCATTTATAAGTCTTCCAACAAGTGAATCACCCCATGGTATATCATTGGTAAATGGACCACCAGCAGCTTCTTTTATTAGTTTCCCTATCTTATCATGTTTAGATTTTTTTAAAAAATCCTCTCTTTTATTAATATACTTCATATAAATAATGTTTTTTCTTGACATATATATTAAATAATATTTTTATAAAAATAACTTTAATTAAAATATATGTTGTATATTTGTAGAATATAAAAATAACTATGGCAAATTTTGATAATATTAAATGTATAGACCTAACTGCTTATAACTATGAAAAGTTAGTAGAGATTGGAACAGCTTTAAAAATTGCAAATCCATCACTATTGGCAGAAAATAAAAGAATTGGTATTGGTAAAATATGGTTTGATACAAAAAATGATAATGCAGTTATTGCATATACTGTTAAAGGTGATGATGAAATTCTTATTGCAGATAATTTCATTGCTGATATTACAAAAATAAAACCAGTTGATGTAATTGTTAAACAAAAAGAAGAAAATGTGTTAAATGTAGTAGAGAGTGTTATAAACTCTCCAAGAAAACTAAAAGTTGTTCTTGATGTAGATACAATTTTAGATAAAATTGGTCAATATGGTATAGATTCTATAACCAAAGAAGAAAAAGATTTTTTAGACAAAAATTAATTTGATAAATAAATGTAAAAAACCAGGCATATTGTCTGGTTTTTTTTGTTAATAACTTTTTTTAAAATTAAAATCCACATTTTTTAAAGAAAAATAGAGATAGTGAAAAATTAGTGAAAAAGAATATAAAATATATATGTCATATAAATTAAGAATTGAAAATGGGAATTATAGAATTAAAATACAATGATAAGTCAATCACTACAAAATCACAAATCCTAAAAATTTTAAAACAAGAAGAACTCTACTGGTTAATTGACTCAGAAGTTGAATCTGCTATTATTGAAATTAAGAAACATACTGTGATTTGGCATGGTGGTAATTATAACTTTGGGAATTGGCACTATGGAATATTTAAAAATGGTGAATTTAATGGAACCTGGGAAAATGGCATTTTTGAAAATGGCCAGTTTTATGGAATCTGGAAGAGTGGAGTAAGATAAATAAAAACTCTCTTTGATATAAAAAATAATTTATTAAAACTATGAAGAAAAGAAAAGATTTACTTGAAAAAATTGGAACTAAAACAATATTTACAGACAAAACAAGAAAAATTAGCATAGAAGGAAATAAATGGTTTTTTGAAATTGGAAAAGAGTTAACAACAGATATTGCAGAAGCAGTTTCACTTTTAGTTAGAGAATGTGATAGTAATGACCAAGTTTGGGAAGTAGAAATAAAAGACATCAGTACAGAAGATATAACACCTGAAAAAAGTTTATACTGGTTAAGTGGTGGATATAAAGAATGGAAGTCTCTAGAGAACTATAATAGACCCTGGTGTGATTGTTACTTAGAGTTTCAAGAAGAATTTGGATTCACAATCTTAAATGCAGTGAATAGATCCAAAACATTAGGTGATGTTAGAGAATACTTTATAGAAAATCTAAATCTACCTGTTCTATATGACTTTGCACTAAGTAAAGATTTAGTAAGATAATATTTAAAACCTATCAAAAGATAGGTTTTATTTTTTTAATATATATGTCTATGGTAAAAATATGTAATAAATGTAATTTAGAAAAAGGATGTACATTTGAAGAATTTAAACTATACATGGAGTCAAAGTTTGAACCTTGGATGAATTGGGATAATCATGGATTATATAATGGTGAATTAAATTATGGATGGGACATTGATCACATAATTCCAATATCAAGTGCAACATCACAACAAGAAATACTAAAGTTAAATCACTATACCAACTTACAACCATTGTGTAGTTATACAAATAGATATATAAAAAAAGATAAACTAATTTATGAAAATTTCTAACTTTTTTGATATTAATACCTTGATAACTACAAATAGTAAAGTATGGATTGTTGATAGAGATAAACCAAATAAACCTATATTGAGAATAACTAAATCAGACTTTAATTTGATTAAAAAAGGTGTTTATAAGAAAGATAATATCAAATTTGAAATGCAAGGTGAATCTTATTGGATAAGTAAAGATTTATTTGACCAAATTAAGATTAAAAGCAAAAATCAAAACTTAAATATTTCAAAGTTAGCTTTTTCAATGCAAGAGTTTATGAATAAAGACATTATTGAAAATAATGATTTTACAATACACTTAGAAAATATAAGACATCTTAAAAATACAAGTGGTGACATCTACATAATATGTTCAAAGAATACTAAAAATAACTATGAGTTAGTAATTTCTAAATTAGAAGACAAATTAAAAGAGATTGGACTTGTTGTTAAAAACTACTACTACATCTCAGAAACTTTCTATAACAGAGATGAAGATGATATTAATAACAAAAAAGTAAGACTTCTAATACAACACCTAATTGGAATGAAAACTGATGGTGATAAATTCTCACACACAGAAATAACTAAATATGATGTTATCAATTTTTATGATGATGAGGCTAGAGTTATTGAATTAGCAAAAAATGCTAACAATGTTTTACAATTCTTAATTGAGAACTCAGAAGATTTAGTTAAAGATAGAGTTAAAGAAGTATTAAAACAGGATGTTTGTGAATTGGTAATAAATCAAGTTACTTTTAATAAGGTTAATTTGTTTGTAACAAGTAAAGTAGAGTTACAATATCAAAATGTAATAAAGAAGTTTGAGAGTTTTGTATTTAGAATAAATAATATATAACAAAAATAATAATACATCAGAATAGTAATAAAACTAACAACATAAAAAAGGACTAATTATTAGTCCTTTTTTTGTGTCATTGCATTTTTAATCATTTCATTAAGTTTTCTATTATCCATAATAGCTCCTTCTTCTCCTGCTTGTTCTTCATGTTTTAGATCCTCAGCTTTCTTAATTTCAGGATTTTCAATTTCATTATAACCCATATCTTTTCTTAGGTTCTTATAAAATTTTTCCAATTCAGTTCTTTGATTAGATACAAACTTAGCATTTTCTCTGATTTGACCAATTGTTTGATTAATAACCTCATGCATTCTTGCTGAGTTGTCACTATTATCAACTTGTCTTAATTGTGACAAAAAGTTCTTTCTTGTCATCTTAACTAAAAAGACTGCTTCAGCATAAACAGATGCATCTTCTCTCATCTTATTTCTAATATATGGATGTTCTTTTAATTGTGGTACATCACTTAGATATAAATCAACTAACGATTCTAATACATCTAATGATTGTTGATGTGAAACAGTTATCTCTGTATCATAATCAAATATTTCTATCTCACCTAAATCAGGTAAAAATTCAGCAGTTGCTAAGTGCTTAGATATATCAAATTCACTGCTTTCAGATTGTATTTGATCAAATTCATCCTGTAGTCTATTTCTCTCTTTATCTGTTTTTGACATAAGTAGATGGTTTTTTACAATATATATAAAAAAATAAATGTCCGTTATGGCAGAAGTGGTAGAAAAACAAATGATATTCACTACAAAGTTTGTAGATGAAGCAACAGAAAAGATTAATGATGGTATTGTAATAAAGAGATTTCAGAACCCATGGTTAAAAAGTGAAGTAGGACTAAGAAGAGCAGGTGTATCTTTTAAGATGTCTCCAGAAGAACAACAAGAGTATGTTAAGTGTGCACTTGATATTCACTACTTTACAGAAAAATATTGTAGAGTAAAGAGAGAAGATGGATCAGTTGGTGATATACAATTAAGAGATTATCAAAAAGAAATATTAGATAACTTTGTTAATAGTAGATTTAATATTTTAATGGCAAGTAGGCAGGTTGGAAAGTGTAATGTATTGACCACCAAGGTGTTATGTTTATTAATTGATGATTTTGGTAATGAAAAGGAAGTAAATATACCAATGTATAAATTATTACATATATTAAATCCAAATAAAAATACATATGATTATATTAAGTTTGGTATTTATAGATTAATAGACTTACTTACATAACCAACTTGAAAGGAACCCATAACTTTTTAATATATAAATAAAAAATAAAATTTATGGAAATTAATGATAATAAAGAAATGGTAACTTGTAGAATATGTGGTGAACAATGTAAAAGAATATATGGTAAACACTTAAAATTCAAACATGAGAATATGACAACTGATGAATATAAGAAGTTATACCCTGGTGCACCAATAATGGCATTATTGGATAAAGAAAAAACTACAATAAATAGTGGAAAGCACATGAAAGAAGAAAAATATAAGAAAATGTTTTCTGAAATGTTTAAAGGAGATAGAAATCCAAATCATAAATCAAAAACAACGGAAGAAGAAAGAAAAAGTAGAAGTCCTTTTTCTAAGGAATTTGTAAAATATGATGGTATAGAAAATATTGAAGAACATATAAATAGTTTTGCTAAATTAGCAATCAAAGATAGAGTTTCTGATACTACTATACAATATTATTTAGATAAAGGATATAATGAAGAAGTTGCAAAGAAGATGCTATATGAAAGACAAAGAACATTTACATTAGAAAAATGTATAGAGAAGTTTGGTGATATAGAAGGTATTAAGATATATAACAATAGACAAATTAAGTGGCAAAATTCACTAAATACCAATGGTAATATGAAATGTGGATATTCTGGTATAAGTCAAGTTCTTTTTAATGAAATAAAAAGAAGATTTGATGGTAATTATAGATACGCAACTAATAATGGTGAATTTAGTCTAAATAGAGATAATGGTGGTATATGGATATATGATTTTGTTGATATTGATAAGAAGAGGATAATTGAGTATAATGGAGATGAATACCATGCAAATCCAAACAAATTTAAACCAAATGACACACCACATCCATTCAGGAAAAATATATTAGCTTCCGATATATGGTCTAAAGATGACAAAAAGAAAAATGTGGCCATCGAAAATGGATATACCATACTATACATATGGGATTCTGAATATAGAACAGTTTCAGAAATCAAAAAAAATAATATTATTGAAAAATGTTTAGAATTCTTAAAGGAATAAAGAGTATCATAATTAATGTTTTATATAAATTAATTGAATTAATAGAAACTTATCAATATCGAAATATCAAACTTGATCAGAATGATATTTCCAAGAAAATATTATCTTCTATTAAATTGGATAATATTAAAGTAATGACCGATACTGGATTTGAATCGGTATCAGAAATGCACATAACACAACCATTCAATGTATTTAGAGTTGAATTGGAAAATGGTTATTATTTAGAATGTGCAGATAAACATATTGTCTTTGATAGTAACTTAAATGAAATTTTTATAAAAGATGTGGTAATAGGTGATTATCTATATACTGATATTGGTGTATCTAAGGTAATTAAAATATTCAGAAATAATTACAAACTTTCAATGTTTGATTTAACAGTTGATCATCCAAATCATAGATTTTATACAAATGGTATATTATCACATAATACAATCTCAGCATCCATATTCATGTTACACACAATTTTATTTAGTAATGATAAGAATATAATGATTGTGGCAAATAAAGGAGATACTGCAGTAGAGATTGTAGATAAGATTAAATCTATCTACTCATTATTACCTTTCTTCTTAAAACCAGGTATTAAAACTTGGAATCAAAAATCATTAACATTTGAAAATGGTTGTAGAATAAAAACATCAGCAAGGTCTAAAACACCAGCAATTGGTTTTACCATTGATGTACTTTACTTAGATGAGTTTGCACACATTCCTTCAAATATTATTGAACCTTACTATACAGCTGCTTATCCAACAACAGCTGCAGTACAAAACTCAAAAATTATTATTACATCAACACCAAATGGTATGAACTTATTCCATAAGTTATTAACTGATGCAGAAAGACCAGAAGGTGATCCACTTAAAAATAACTACAAAGCAATGAGGGTTTACTGGCATCAAGTACCAGGTAGATTTGTAACTTACATAAGACTTAACCCACATAGATTATATGAAAATGGAGTAACTAAAGAACAAATACTTGAACAAGTAAGAGAAGTATTCCCAGAAGATGTAACAAAATCTAAAATGTATTGGAATGTTGACTTTCAAAAAGATATTATTGAAGTTTATAACAATGAAATGTGTACTGATGAAGATGTTAAAAATCTTAACTTCATTAACACTAAAGGATTTGAAGTACCTTTAAGATCAATTGGTGAAATGACAACTTGGAAAGAAGAAGCAATTAAAGATATTGGTGGTGAAGATGCATTTAACCAAGAATATGGTTTGAGATTTATTAACTCAAGTAAATCATTATTAAATGAAGCAATTATTGATGAGTTATTAAAAGGTAAGAAAAACTATAAGTTTGAAGAAATATTAGAGTTTGAAAATAAATTGAAATTTAGTTATAGTGATTTGAAATGGATTGATGATGATGAGATATTTAGTCCTATAAATAGAAATGAATATAAGTTTATTCTATCTGTGGATATATCAGAAGGATTAGGACAAGATTATTCAATCATAAACATATTTAAAGTAGCAGAAAAATCAAAAGAATTAATTGAAATACAGAAACCATCTTATAAGTCAATAATAGATTTTTTTAGACTTGAACAAGTAGGAATATTCAGAAGTAACTTTGTATCTGTTAAACAATTATCAGAGTTATTATATATGTTAGTATTTGAATATCTTAATCCTGAAAATGTTAAGATTGTATTAGAGTTAAATAACTATGGTAATACATTATTGGCTGAGATGCCACATGTTTTAGAAGGTAATAATAACTATGGTTCATCAGTATTTTTTAGATATAAACATAGAGCTGATACAACAGATGAAAAAGTTGGTCTTAAAGTTGGTGAGAATAAAAACTTATTAGTTAAAGATTATCAAGATTTAATGATGTCTAAAGGATTTACAATTACCAATGAAGATACTATTAGAGAGATAACAACATTTGTTAAACATACTACTACATCAGGTAATACAAGATATGCAGCAGATGTTGGACATGATGATACTGTTATGACTATTGTAAATGCAACTTCTGCTTTTCAAAAGAATGATTTTAGAGAAATGTGTCAAGATTACTTAGACTTAATATCAACTACAGAGTTTAAAAATTATGTAAATGATTGTTTGAAAAACCTTGACTATGTTGAGAGTGTTGATTATGGTCAATTATTAAGAGTAAGAAAACAAGTTATTAATAGACAGAAATCATATAATACAGGTAATGGTATTAACTGGTTTAATAGTAATAACCAATACTAATAAAAAATCCCTCATAAGAGGGATTTTTTTATACCATTTCTAACATAAATTGTTCTTGAATTGTTTTCTTCTGATCCAAACCATCTAAATAGTTGTGTAATCTTTTTCTAAACTTAATTTGTTTTTTTGTATCTTCAATACTTGTCTCACATTCTTCAATTTCTTTTTCTGAGTCTCCTTTTTGTTTATACAAACTAACAATTCTCTCATTAAGAGTAATCATTTCTTCCAATTCCTTTACTCTATTTCTTGATTCCTGTAAACATTCTTTAACTGATTTATTATCAGTAAACCATCCTCTTGATTTAATATCTTCTATTTCCTCATTAGAAAATAAAACATCTTCACCTGGGTAAATTTCATCCAAGTTTATCATAATGTCTAATTGTTCTTTGTTTTTAGTCAACCAATCAGAATAAGCCTTCATAAAATCAGGATTTTGAATAAAATCAGTATAAGGTAAATTAATAAATATCTCTTCTGTTTTACCTAAGAACATTCTAACAAATGAAAGAGATCTTTTTTCTTCTTCATTAGGATCAAACACACAATAACCTTTAGTTGGAAAGTACCAATAATCATCTGGTAAGTAATTATTACTTTGATGAATTAATTTAAGACTTCCTTCTTCAACAAGTTCATCTAATAAATTTTGAATATCACTATTCATTTGTCCAACAATACCAGACAAACCTTGTCCACATTTCTTTTGAATGCTTATAGCACTCTCATACAATTCTCTTTTTGTCATAAATAATAAATTTTAGTAAAGATAATAAAATAAAATGAAAAAGACATCATAAGATGTCTTTTTTTATTCATTCACTTCCATAGTGACTGAGAGTCCTGCAGATTTTAGTTTATTCTTCATTTCTGAAATGGTTTCTAAATCACCATATTTAACATCACACTTACCATTGTTATGAACAATATGAGCACATTGTGTTGCTTGGTCAGGTTCATGTTTACATACTTTAACTAAACATTCAATAACCCATTCAAATGAATTAAAATCATCATTATGGAGCATTAAACGATAAGGTTTAGATAGAATTGCATCTACCATTGTTTTTGATTGCTTCTTAGTAATTGTTGGCATATTATTTATTTTTTATTTTTGTTGTTGTCATACTTACTACATCAATTATAGTTACATCACAAGGCATTGTTTTAGCCCATTCTTCAAACTGAATTAAATGTTCTTCTCTATCATCATACATAATGAATTCCTCTGGTTGTAATTCTTTAATGAATGTTTCAAATAAAGTTTTTTTGAAGTAGAATGTATCACCAGGTCCTCTTTTACAGAAAACCCCATCAAATGATAAGTTGTTTTTGTTTAAGATAGCTTCTACTTGTGGTCTTAATCTTTCAATTCTACCAGTTGCTAAAATAACAAAGTTTTCTGAATCAGAGACTGCTTTAAGATATTCATCATAAACTTCTCTGTTCAAAGGTGTATCAAAAATTGTAGTATCTAGTGTTTCTGGTTTTGACCACCAACCTATATGTGGATAATCATATCCTGTTTTTTCTTTCCATATAACTCTACCTTCATCTTCCAAAGCAGTGTGGAAAAGGGTTGCATCAAAGTCAAAGCATATTAGTTTCTTATATTTCATATTATTATTTTATTTTATACAAATATATATATAATTTTTTAATATATAACTAAAAAATGTAAAAATTATGAAACTTGATTTTACAAAAATTCTAATTTTATTTTTATTGGTATCAACAATTGGTTTTGGTCTTACCTGGTATTTTGGTGGATTTGATGCATCAAAACAAAAGGTTAAAGAACTTGAAGAAGAATATAAAAAATTAGAACAAAAGGCAGCAGCAGCAGAGGCTAAAGTTTTAGCTTGGCAGGAAATTTACAATAAAAAAGATGTAGAAGATAGAAAAATGGCTATTGAAGTAGGCAAAGCGAAGAGTGATGCAATAGTTGCTAAACAAAATGCAGAAAAAGCTAAAGTAGAATTATCAAAACTTCAAGGTGGTATGGCACAAACTAGAAAAGAAATTGAAGAGATGAAAAATAATCCAAAAGTTTTAACAGATGATGAACTTTTAGAAGATTTAATAAAAAATACTACAGAAAACAAAAAGGTAAGTAAATTACCAGAAAAAACTGATAACAGAGTAGAAATCAAACACAAGGTAACTGAAAGAGAAACTCTATATTCTATATCTAAACAATATAATATAAGTATTTCTGAAATAATGGAACAAAATAAGTTTTTAACTAAAAAAGGTTTACAAGTAGGACAAACTTTAACAATTAAAAACTAATTAATAAAAAAAAAATTAAATGAAAATGAAAAAGTTATTTATAATACTAATGATGTTAGCCTTTACAACAATGTTTTCACAGGTTACTCAACAAATTAAATATCCAAAGTTTGAAGTGGATTCACTTGGACAAAAAGTTATAGTTATGACTATATCACAAGCAATGAAACTTAATAACAATTCAAACATATTGGGTAAGTTTGAACAACTACAAGCAGAAATGCAAGATTATGAAAATATTTGTGTAAAGGTAATCAATGAAAAAGATGAAGTAATTGGTAAATTAGATGCAGTTATCACTAAGCAAGATGGTCAGTTAGTTGTAAAAGATGATAAAATAAAAGCTCTTCAAGGTGAAATAATTGCATGGATGCAAAAAAATCAAGTTCTACAGACAGAAGTTGCTAACAGACAACAGGTAATTGATGAGAAAGATAAACAATTATCAAGATTAAAAGTTAAAATGGTTATTGGTGGGATAGGTGGAGTTGCAATAATAGTTCCTTTAGTACTAAAAGTGGTTGGTATTATAAAATAATATAAAAATTACAAAAAGTGAGTTTTTATACTTAATATATAATCATATAAAAAATAATAATTAACATGAAACACGTTAAAGCATTTGAAAAATTTCGTATTCAAAAAAATAGAGAAGACATTATTAAAGAAGCTGTTTACCAAGTAAATGACATCTATAATGTACAAGTAACTGTTCCAATTACTCAAGCTATCATAAATAAATATGTTCAGAAAGTAAAAGAAACAACAGGTAAAAACTTACGTCAATTCTTTGGTGATGTTCAACTTGCTGAAGAAATAACTAAATGGGTTATGACTAACGGTTTAGATGTTGAAAAAATACCAGGTGGTGCTATCTTAGGTGGTCAAACACAAGCACAAGGTCAAGCACAAGCTCAAGCACCTCAAGCACAAACTCAGGAAATGCCACAAGCTCAACCTCAGGCTCAACCAGAAGTACAAGCTCAAGCACCTGTAGAAGGACAACCACAAGTTCAAACTCAAGTTCAAGGACAACCTGCAGAAGGTGAGTTTGAAGCACCTCAAGCACAAGCTCAAGCACCTGTAGAAGGACAAGCTCCAGTACAAGGTCAAGAAGAAGAGGAAGAAGAGGAAGAAGAATTACCACTTTAATCTAATAAAAAAAACCACTCAAATGAGTGGTTTTTTTATTTAGTTACTATTATAGTTATCTAAAAACTCTTTTTCATCAGGAGTTAGATTATCAATACCAACTTCACTAATTCTATCTAAAATATAATCAATATCAAACTTTGTCTCATTATCATTAATTATATTATCTATATCAGACATTTCCATTGGTGCATACATACCTTTTTTCAAATCTTCTACTTTCAAATTGAACTTTCTTTCAAATTCCTCTCTCGAAAATATTAAACCCATCATATTAACGGTATCAACAATCTTATCTTTATGATAAATATCAATAGCAGTAATTATTTCATCTAGTAAGTCTGCACTAACAGAATCAGATGTATAGATACATTTATCATTTTTAAAAATAGCAATGTCTTTCTTATCCATCATATACATAATGTTTACTTTACCCTCACCATCAATCAATGTTTCAAGTGAAACAGTATTGTTAATACGACTTGTGAAAATTGTTCTATTACTATAAACATTTTCCAATAGTTTTGAATAAACAAGGTTTACTTTCTTAGTCACTTCTTCATCAGAAAGTTTATCCATAACTTTTCTAACAAGTCCTGAAAAAAGGTAACCAAAACAAAATGCACCTATCAATCCCACTATACTATAATCCATAAACTGTTCTTCTTATTTTTACTAATAAAGTATTTATTAAATTTTGATCTACACTATCTGGTAAATCAGAATCTTTAAACAATTGGTCAATTACTTTTATTTCACTCTCAACATAATCAATCAATGTCTGTAAATCCACTTCACCTCTTCTAATTGCAAGAAGTTCTTGAGCATTATCTCTTTTAACAAGAATACCTTTACCCTCTGCAATTTCTCTTGCCATATCAACTAATCTACGACAATGCATCATATTTTTACCATCAATTTGCTGACCATGTGATGTAACATCAACCCATCTTTGAAGATTTCTCTTTTCTAACCACTCTTGATACTCTCTGTAATCTTTACAATGTTCAGAATAACCATCTTTGTTATAAACAATGTTACACAATGAAACTTCACCTTTTGGAATTGAAGATAATCTTAACTGATTTGATATACCATAGTTAGGTGTAACTGAATCTTCATCACCTACTTTAACAAGACCTTTGTAAAATCCTGGTGTCTCATTGTAATAAACAGCATAGACATCTTTAGCATGTGGAACATTTGTCAATCCAAAAGATCTAACATCATATTTCTTACCAAAAAGCTTGTGGAAAAATCCTCCTTTGTATTCATCACCATATTTTGATTTCTTAAATGGGATTGTTTTCTCACCTTCAATAACATAACAGAAATCAAGTAAGTCTTTACGAGTTACTTTATCTTTCTCCCAGTTTTGTTTTTTGTTTTGACCCTTTGCCTTACCAATTTGTTGTCTTGCATAACCACCAAATGAATTTGCACATTTTTTTGATAGAAAATTATCTCTATCATTCAATATCATATCAAAAATTGGATGTTTGTAAAGAATACATTCCTCTGGAGTATTAAGTAATTCTAAAACAGTAGGGTTATTACTACCCAACAATTCTAAAAATCTTTTTACCTCATAGATAACAGTATCATTTTTATCATCATTTATTTGTTCTTTGTATTTAAACCCAAATATATCATCCACAGATTGGATGAAAACACCAGCAAAGTCTGTATCTGATGTTTCTATATTAGTACCATAAGCATGAGAACCTCGTATAACAAGATACAAAGGTTGTGCACCTGGTGACTTTTCTTCTATTAATCTTAATAATTCTTCTTTCATATCACTATAATTTATACAAAAGTAATACAAAAGTTTAATATAATCTAATTATTTGAATTTCTTTTTTAATTCACTCAAGTCCAATAGATACATATCTTTAGGATCGGTCTCTTCCAAAGTCTTTATTTCAACCTTTTTATCAGTGAAGTCCTTTTTCATCTTCTCAAATAGTTCTTTTGTTAGAGAGTAGATAGGCATTCTTAATAAGTAATCAAATGAATCATCTATTTTTTCTAACTTCAATTCTTCTATACCAACAATAATTTCATCTTTTGAAACATTATTGATTTTAAGTTTCTCATCAAGTATAGCTTTAATAAATCTACCTCTATTACTTAATATCTTCAAATCTCTATTTAACTTAGCCAATTGAAAATCTTTTCTCTTATAATAGTAAGTCAATCTAAAATTAACAAAGTATTCTATAATCTCTTCTGATGTTTCAAATATTTTTAACTTACCAAACTCATCAAGTGTTGAGAATATTTCAGTAGATGATTCTTCAAGTTTAAGTAATTTAATTATTTTCTCATCATCTAACTTCTCTAAAACAGATCTGTTAAATTTAATTGTATAATCAATATTATCTTTACAATTATCATCATAAGATACAATATCTTTACTATCACACAATTTATCTAATAACTCTTCATACTTTTCATAAGTCATTGATGGTGGCAACTCCAATATCTTAATGGTTGTAGTATTTGTTTTTTGAAATCTACCTCTTATTATCCATCTCTTACTATTTTCTTTATCTTGTATGAACTCACCTGTAAACTCATTTAGAGAGGGTTTAATGACACCTGGACCTTTACCCATTAAAACTCTACCACAACTATCAATTATGCTCTTAATCTCTCTGTTTAACACATTAGAAGCAAAACCTACTGCAATACCACTTGAACCATTTAATAATACTGTTGGTATGATTGGTAAAAAGTATCTTGGTTCAATTGATTCACCTTCTTCTTCTTTATAATCTAATAAGTCAAAGTCTTTGTAAATAAGTCTAAAGTTATTACTTAGTTTAGTACCAATATATCTTGCAGCACCAGGTTGTGGTGAACGTAATGAACCAAATTGCCCATCTTCCTCCAATAAAGAAGCATTGTTTTTAAATTTTTGTGCCATTGTTACAATAGCATTTTCTAAACTAGAATTATGAGTAAGTATCATAGATTTACTACCAATAACAAAATTGTGATATTTATCAACAGTAATATCATAAAACTTTTTTGGAGTTTCTAATTTTTTCTTTTTTATAGATTTTATTTTCATATTCTTTCTCTTATAATTTTTTTACAAAACTCAATGTTATCTAAATAGGATACATCACTCCATATTTCAAAAATTTCAAATCCTTTATCCTTTGCCACTTTATATTTTATTTTAGATTTCTCTATATTATCATACGCATTTTCCTTTGTGAATGGATTAAACCAATCATTACTCTCCAATTGAGATGGTTTAGCATGAAATGAAACTCCATTATATTCTATAATTATCTTTTTACTTCTTATAGTAAAATCATAGAAATAAATATTATCAGACTTTATAAAAAATTCAGATTTCTCATCAATACCAATGAATATATCATTATATTCTATTCCATTTTCTACACACCACTCTATAACTGGTTTAAAAACAATTAAAGACTCTTTTGACGCCTTACCAAATAAATGTAATCTTGGATCATAACCAATTTCATTTATAAATTTATTATGAGTTATGTGCCATTTTTCTTTAAAAAGTTTTGGATTATTATTAATTGTTTTTTCTAAAGTTTTTTTCTTTTTTAATTTTATATCATGTGATTTTGATATAGAATCAACACCATATTTTTCAAAAATAGTTTTTTTAATTTTTTTCTTAACATCTTCCCTCTGAAAAATATTAATAATACCTTCATTATCCAATAGATTTTTCTCCCAATCAATTCTTGATTTTGAATTTTTATAAAAATTATGTTTTGTACCACAACTCAATAAAAAAGATTTCTCTTTTAGTTCTTGAGCACATTTTATAGAACATGTTTGATTTTGCTTGTGATGAAATTCATTACCACAATTCTTACATATATTATACTTTCTACAATTTGAACATAATTTATATTTCTCAACATCTTTCTCAATATATTTTTTTGATATATTATCAATCTTATAGGCACCACCACATCTTTTACACACACACATCTCCAAATTTTATTTTTATAATGTATATATAAAAAATATATAACTACCTTTTATCACCATGGTGATTAAAATCCTTTATATCATCATCATTGTTCAAATCTTCTGCCTTTACCCAACCTCTTTGAGTATAAAACGGATGATTACCAGTACATCTAAAAATACTACCATCTTCCATTTCTATTTCATACTCTTCATTAGTTATAGTACCTACTCTAGGTGAATGTCCAATACCAGTTACATATTTAGATTCATCCTCATCATATGAAATTAAATCTAATTTCAAATCTGGATAATTTTCACACCACTCACCAATCTTAATAATTACACCATCTGATGTGATTATTTCAGTGTCATATTCTAAGCAGTTACCATGATGATAAAAGGCATCAGATGCAACTTTACCAGCTAACTGGAATACTTTTAGGTTTTTTTCACTTCCTGTTTTCCATATTTGGTTGGAAATGTGTATAATTTTCCTTTGTGTTGGTTTGAAACCATCAACCACAGAAGGGATTGCTCTTCCTTCAATTGAATACATTGCAAACTCTTTATACTCTTCTGATAGGAATTCTGAAATTGTTTTTTCTGTTACCATAATTTTATATATAGTAAAAAATTAATCTTTGTTTTATATGGTTATTTTGAAATTTAAAAATTTCTCTGATATTATCTTAGAAAAAAGTATTGGAAGTGAAGAAATTAGAAAAAAATGGTATGCTGATTTTGATAAGAAGATATTCTATAAACTTGTTAACTTAGATCCTACCTCTGTTAGAAAAAAAGAATTCTCTAAACCAGGTAAATATGTTAAATGGCTTATAAATATGTATAAAAAGGAATCAAAGTCAGAATATTTTGATTTTAATGATTCTTTTAATTCTGATTTAAACTTTAAATTATTTATATTTTCAACAGGTTGGTACAAAAGTAAAGTTAAGAAAGAATCATTTTACTTAGGTGGTGAATTGAATAAGACAATAGAAAATGATATTTTAAAATTTCCAACATTAAGAGATTTTGAAAGACATATATATAATTATCAAGATGAATATAGAAAAGAAACAGAAGATGCTAAGTATGATGTTGTTTTTAGTGATGATAAAGTAAATATTTTAATACCAATTAACTTTACTGCATCAGCAGAAACTGCTAAAAATACTGAATGGTGTTCTCAATCATATGCTGGCTATTCTATGTGGAATAAAATGGCATTACTATTCAGAATAATTCCAAAAGACAAAAACTATGATAAGTTAAAACTTACTTGGAATAAAGATAATAAAGGTTGGTATTTGGCTTGTTCTAAATATCCAGAGATTCGTGGTGGTAATAATCCATTTGATAAAGTTAATAATATTGAAAATTGGAAAATTTGTAAAAATGAAATGGATCAAAACAATAATTGGGATAAATGGAAAGAAAATTCAATTAAAATTGAAGAAACCATGAATTTACTATCAGAAAAAGCTAAAGAAACTATAAAAGAATATTATAATAAAAATGAAAAAGTTAAATAACTATAATGATTTTCTAATCTTAGAAAAGTATGACAAGAATATAAGAACAAAACTTATTGAATTGGGTGTAACTGATAAGAATGAATTAGAAAGACAAGTTAAACTTTCTAAACAAGGACACTTAGGAGCTTACTTACATTCAAAAGGTGATAAGTTTACTTTTGGTATTCTTAATGCAATTTTTAAAGATGCTATTGTTGCCAAAAAAAGAACTAATCTTAAAAAAGGAATACTTGGTATATTACCAACTGCAATTCCTTTATCATTTGCTCCTTTCTTCCCAATACTTGCAGTAATTGGAACAATATTTGGATCCTCAAGATTAGCACATAAAATATTTGATACAATATTTGATTACTTAAATCCTCATTCTAAATATTCGGACTTCTTAAAGAAAACTATTGATACTTATATGATGTTACCAGAAGGTAATGTTCCATTAAAAGATAGATTCTCAAGAGCATTTGTTGTATCTGATAGATTAATTGAAGCACTTAAACCAGAAGTGGTTGATACATTCACAACATTCATAAGTGAAAAGATGAGTCAAGAAGATGAAAATACAGTAGTTCCTGACCACTACATTGAAAATGAATTAAAAACTTATCTTAATGATAATTTTGATGTAAATCCTGAAATACCTTTAAGAAAGTAATTCTAAAACCTTATTATATTTTTCATAAACATCACGTGGACTTGAAGAATCACCTAAATAAACTATTAAACATTCAGAATCTGTCCAAAATTCATTACCATACTTAATTAGATTACCATTAGAATCTTTTTCTTGTATATTAGAAATTTCTGAATAATTCATAAGAGTAAATCCATTAAAACCTACAATTTTTGTTCCTAATCCTCTAAACTTATCAGGTGCAAAATATTCATTAAATGCTAATCTAACATCTTTCACATTATCTTCTTTCATCTGTTTAAGTATTCTGGTAATATAACCTGATACTTGATGTTCTTTACCACCTAAATAATCATCATATAATTTTTGAATATCATTCATCATATCATCATATGTATCATCTGATATTCTTGCCTGAGAAAATGACTCTGAAAAATAATCATCAAATTTATATTCATTATTTGAAATTTTACAAGATGAATTCCATAAATCACAATCAGGTGCAACTGCAAAGTTAGCACCATCATAAGGAATTATACAATAGTAATGGTCACCAAATGAAGGATCAAATCCAAAATTAGTTGAACCAATTATAGATTGTGTTCTTTTAGGAAAACCTTTCCAAGATGGTAAGTTATCCATCAACAAAGTATGATGACTTGAAAAAACACCACCTGCTCCCTCTTCTTTCATAAGTGGATTTCTATGTGATAATTTAGGATTGATATAAGAATAATCCCCATCATATGATGCTTTTATTCTTTGTAAATATTTTGGATTTGCTAAAAAATCTTTACATTTAGTTTTAGCCAAGTTTATAAACTCTTCATCAGATAATCTTGCAGTTCTACTTTCAAACAATTTAAAGTATTGTATTCTTTTCATAACATTATATATTAAAATTTTTAATCAGAATAGGCAGAATAAAATATATAATTTATGGAAAGTCAATTATTAAAGAAATTAGGAATTGAAAAAGTAAAAGTTGTCAATAAAGATTTTGATAATGTATGTGATTCCTATACAAAAAAAGCTAGAGAATTAGGTTACTATGGTGAATTGAAATTCATCAAAGAACATGGTAAGATTATTATCTATGTTACTATTTAATTTTCTCATCAGCATAACATAAAAATGTCATACCAATCATAAAACTACAAAATGATGTGAAAACAGGTCTTTGAACCTCTTTTGCATCAAAATAGTTACAATCTAACATAAATCCCAATGTTAGTGAAAATATAACTAATACAACACCTACATATCTAAAAACTTTTATATAACTCATACACTATATATTGATTTTTCTTTTTTATATATAACAAAAAGCAAAAAAGTTAAAATATGAAAAAAATATTATTTTTTTTATTATTATTTACATCACCACTTTTATCATTTAGTCAATTAAGAGATAGTGTTTATGTTAAAACGGATATATTTGAAGTAAGTTACTCAGAAACATTACAACAACCTTTAAGAATAAAATATCATGTTTCATGTCCTGATGGTCATGCATCAAGACAAGGTATGGATTTTTACACAGAAAAAGAATATAAAACTTCTGATGCAAAAGATTATGAAAATAATGTTTATGATAAAGGACACTTAGCACCAGCTGCTGATTTTAGTTGTGATAAAGTAATGTTATATAAAACATTTACTTATCTTAATTGTACTCTACAAGATCAATACTTAAATAGAGGTACTTGGAGATTTCTTGAAGTATATGAAAGAGAATTATCAAAAAAATATAGTGTTGATGTTGAAATAAAACTTATATATTCAGATAAGTCTATCAAACTACCCACTGGTGCAACAGTTCCAGATGCTTTCTTAAAGATTATTAAATATAATGGAGTTACAGAAAAGTATTACTTTCTAAATGAAAGACCAAAATCATCAAATTTTAGATTATATATCATTAAATAAAAAAAGAGACTCAAATGAGTCTCTTTTTTTAGTTAAATTCTACTTCTAATATTTTAACAACTTCTCTTATTGTTTCTTCTTCCAAATCTGTTTGTTTAACAAGATAATTAAAGTCTGTCTTTAATACACTCTTAGCAGTATCAAATCCAATATTCTTGAATATATCAATAATCCAACCATCAATTTCATCTGAGAAATCTTCTAATAAAACATCTTCAACATCATGGTCATCTGCAAATACATTGATTTTATAACCAGTTAATTTACTTGCCATTCTGATATTCATACCACCTTTACCAATTGCCATTGCAATTTGATCTGAACCAATATAAACACTTGCACTTTTCTTTTCTTCATTGATTTCAATGTTACTTGCCTTAGCTAAGTTTAATGCTCTTTGAATATACAATGATTTATTAGTTGTATAATTGATAATATCAATGTGTTCATTTCTTAATTCTCTTACAACAGCATTAATTCTACTTCCTTTTGTTCCAACACAAGTTCCAACAGGATCAATTCTATCATCATATGATTCAACTGCAACTTTTGCTTTAACACCAGGCTCTCTTGTAATTCCTTTAACTGTAATCAAACCATCAAAAACCTCAGGTATTTCCATTTCAAATACTTTCTCTAAGAACTCATTTGAAGTTCTTGATAATAAAATAACAATGTTATTATTTCTCATTTCAACTCCTGAAATTATAGATCTTACAGAATCACCTTTTCTAAAAAAGTCAGAAGGTATTTGCTCAGACTTAGGTAATATTAATTCAGTACCATCTTCATCTAAGATAATAACTTGATTTCTTAAAATCTGATAAACTTCACCAGTAATAAGTTCACCAATTCTTTCTTCATATTTTTCTTGTAAACTTTGTTTACCAATATCTAAAATTCTAGATTTTAAAACTTGACGAATTGATGATATAGAACGTCTACCAAAGTCAGCTATCTTAACTTCATCAGTTAAATCTTCACCTACTTCAAAATCAGATTCTACTTTATGTGCATCTGATAATTTAATATGTATATTTTCATCAAAGTCTTCATAATTATCTTCAACAATAGTTCTATTTCTCCAGATTTCTAAATCTCCTTTATTTGGATTAACAATAATATCAAAATTATCAGAACTACCATACTTTTTAGTAATAATTGTTCTAAATACATCCTGCATTACTTTAATCATTGTCTCTTTATCAATGTTTTTAACATCTTTTAACTCTGAGAATGAGTCTATTAAATTTATATTATCCATAATATATTTATTTGTTTTACTTTTTATATAGAAATTGTCAAAAGTTTAGAAATAAAAAAGATGTATCACTACACCTTCTTTTTATTTTCTTCTCTTCTCTTTTTCCATTCATCATATAACCATTTAATTAGTGGTATTAATATGGCACCAAAAATCCATTCCCAATGTTCACTAATCCAAGTAATTATACTAAATTTTATATTTGACTTTATATTTATCTTTTTATCAAAAACTACTATATCTTTATAATAACTTTCACCATCTTCTTTTATTCTTATCTTTACATTTAATTTTAATAAATTATTACCACCTTTTAAAGGAACTATATTCCAAGCCCATTCAGTATATCCTCTTTTACTTATATTCTGATATTCTGTTGATAATGTATCTATTCTAAAACTATTCTTACTTACTATTAAGTTTGCTGACATTATAGGTGATACATTTATTTGTTCAACTTCCACTACAGAATTATCAACATCATCTGCAATTGGTATCTTTCTATCTCCAACAACCAAAATAGTCTTATTATTCTCCTTAGTAATTCTTATTTTAACTAGGTAACTATTACCAACAGTCATATCCTTAGGAACTTTGTATGCAATAAGTCCTTCTGTATATTGTGGATCCTGTATAACTTCTTCTTTTTTAACAGATTTCTTAACAGATTTCTTAACAGATTTTCTAATTGGTTTCTTTTCAATAGGTGGTTCTGAATCTTTTGTCGATTTAACAATAATATTATCTTTTGTTCCAGAATAATTTTCATTTGCTTCAATATCAGGACAACCCATATTATTTACACTTCCTTTTATATCTGGACACTTATCATAATTATCAGGTACACCATCATTATCAAAATCTTTTGAAACCATTTTTGGTTCAGAAATTGGTTTTGATCCAGTTTCTAAATTATTCATTGTACTTTTACAAGAAATAAATATAAATAAAAAAAGAAATAATACATACTTTATCTGTTTCATAAAATATATATTATTTCTTAAATCTGTTATTTCTAAACTTTTAGTCTAAGATTGAATTAATCTTAGTATCTCTGTATGATTTCATATCTAAATCTGTTTCAACAACTTCATAAAAAGATATTTCAAGCATCTTTGCATACTTTTTAGATTCTTCATCATTTGCCATTGGATGTAATCTACTTTCTGTTCTATCCCAACTTCCTTGTTTTGTAATCTCACCATACTTTTCAACCAATGATTTATTGAAATCAAAATAAACTTCTTCATCTACTTTAAGTACTTCATCAATACCATAACCATAGTCTGTAATGTTAAGTTGTTTATACTCTTGAATATTCAATTCATATACTTTTTGATCGGCATCTTCTTTATCAAATACAACCAATGATGGTCTACCACCATCTACTTCATTGTAAATGTTATCATCATACTCAAATCCTTTCTTTAAAATCACATAAGCTTTTTTCATTCTTCTTTCTTTTTTAATATTAATTCTATTTTTTTATCTCTATGATATTCTGTTATTAAATCTTTTAATGTTGTTACCCAATCATTTTTAATATCTTTTATATATGATGATGTTAAAAAGTTTTCTTCCCATTTATTTTCATCCATTTGTGACATAATATTAGAATAAACTCCACCATTATCCTTATACATTTCATAAATATATTTAAAATCATTGACATATCTTTTTGTATATGAAAAGTCTTCCAAATCATTACCAATAAATATTATAGGTAAGTCTGTTATTTTTCTAATTGATTCTAAAACTATTGGATAGTTCTTATCAACACTAACAATTATAATATCAACTCTAAATAAATTACCTGCTAGTAATTCAGGTATTTCTTCATAATAAGTATTGTAGTATTTAGTTGAACAATTTGGTCTTAATGAACCATACTTATATGAATGTGATATAAACAAACAATTAATACCTTCTAAATCAAAGGCATTAATTATTCTGTTTGCTATATTCTGACCATTCTTTACAAGAAAAAGTGTATTGTCTAACTTATCTCTACCTATTTCTAACATTTTAATATTTTTGTTTTATCTCTGTATATCCCATATATATAAAAAGAAAACAAAAGATTGCTAAAATATACATACTTGAATAAATACAAAATACTAATAACAATATACTAGAAATAATTGAGATATATCCATTAATCTTTCTACCTATTGAAGGTTTAGTAACCCATTGACAAATAGCCTTTGAAATTCTACCACCATCCATAGGATAAATTGGTAACATATTAAATACAAATAAAATAAAGTTATAAGAAGTAAATGTTAGTAGGAAACCTGCTAAGAAAGTATCAGCACCACCATTATTAAGTAATAACCAACCAAGACCTGATAAAAGTAAATTACTAAGTGGACCTGCAATTGAAACAAGAATTGTTTGACCATAAGGAGTATAAGTAGTATCAACTCCAGCAGAACCAAATAAAAAGTCTAAACAAACACTAGAAACTGGAAGATTAAATTTCTTAGCAACAAAAGTGTGTGCTAACTCATGTACTAGTACAGCAATAAAAAAGGTAACAAATGTATTGATACCAAACAACAAGAATAGGAAGAACCAATATTTCAAATAAACTGGTGTTCCCATAAAATCAAATAACTTAAAAGAGTTTTTCATAAATATAATTTTAGTTTAGATGCAAATATACATTAAATTAAATTATCTAACCTAATTAAATTCTCTAAATATGATTTAATACTTTCTTTTGAATCTAATTTTATTTTTAGTTTTTCAATTAATTCCCTGTTTAATTGAACATTAATGTTTATTTTGTTATACTTCTTAGTATAATTTTTAGTTGATTCATATTGACTTTTTTTCTTGGTTTCCTTCATAAGGGAAAAGTGTTATTTTTATATATACTTTATAGTAAAAATTAAAAAGATGTTTATGAATGAGAGTTGTAGAATAACTTACATATATGGATTATATGAAGTAGGCAAAGAAGATGAAATTAGATATGTTGGTAAAAGTGACAATATATACAAAAGATTAAAAGAACATAAGAATGATAGGGCAAATAACCATAAAACTTGTTGGATAAATTCAATTTTAAATAAAAAATCTAATATTCATATAAAAGTATTGAAAATATGTGATTCAAATAACTGGAAAGAAGTTGAGATAAAAACAATAAGTGAATATAATAACTTAACAAATAGTAATATTGGTGGAGATGGTGGTAAAATTAAATACAATAAAGATTACAATTATTGTATAAATTGGATTAGAAAAAATAAACCTGATTATGTTCATTCTAATAAAGATTATAAAATTTGGTCAAAGACTGAATCCTTTCCTGGTTTCCTACCAATTGCACCCAATAGAGTTTTTAATGAATGGATAAATTGGGGTGATTATTTATCAACAGGTAGAGTTCATTCAAAATATAAAAAATTTCTAAATTATGAAAATGCTAAGAATTACCTAAAGGATAATTTTAATATTAAGTCATCATTACAATATAGAAATACTAAACTACCAATTAATATTCCAAAAAAACCATTTAATTACTATAAAGAGTGGACCAGTTGGTCAGATTTTTTAGACTACAAACCATATAAAAGAGATAAAGACATTGAATATTTATCTTATGAAGAATCAAAAAATTGGATATTAAATAATTATGGTAAAATAACAGTTAAAATATTTAGAGAATATTGTAAAAATAATACACTACCTATCTTTATACCCAAAAAACCTGATAGATTTTATGATAATTTTAATTGGATAGATTTTCTAAGTAAAAATAAACTTTAATTTATTTTATAGATATATGTCTTATAAACTTAAATTAAAAAATATGAACTTAGGAAAAGATTTTAGAAATTATGCAACTAAACATGTTGGTCTGAATACAATTAATACAGAAAATGTAATTAATAATCAAGTATTATCACTAACACCATACATTTTAGAAGAAAGGGCATTAAATGTTAGTCAATTAGATGTGTTCTCACGTCTCATGAAAGATCGAATAATTTGGTTATCAGGTGGTATAGATGGAAATGTTGCATCTATAATACAAGCACAATTGATGTATTTAGACTCAGTTGAAAAAAAAGATATAAATATATATTGTGATACACCAGGTGGTAGTGTGTTGTCAGGATTAGGAATAAGAGATGTTATGAATTATATACCATCAGATGTGGCAACAACAAATGTTGGTATGTGTGCAAGTATGGGTTCAATAATTCTTAGCTCTGGGGCTAAAGGTAAAAGAACCTCATTAATAACTGCAAAAGTAATGACACATATGGTCAGTCATGGTAGTCAAGGTAATATTCAGGATACCAGAATAAATCAAATTGAAGCAGAAAAATATAACTACATGTTATTTAAAATATTAGCAGAAAATTGTGGAAAAAGTTTTGATGATATATATGAAATATCAAGACATGATAAATGGTTTTTCTCCAATGAAGCTCTATCATTTGGTTTAATAGATGAAGTAATTGGAGTAGATAATGATAAATCAATGGATTCTTATTTAGAAGGTTTTGAAGATTACTACAAGAAAGAAGTTTTAAAAATGAATTCTTAAAATAAAAACCCACTGAAAAGTGGGTTTTTTTATTTATCCACATTCTGGACAATCAACTATTTTATGACCATTACACATAGTACATTGTATATCACCTGCTCCTCCACATTTCTCACAATCAATTAAACCTTCACCATCACATTCTGGACAATTAACCTCACCTTTACCTTTACAAAAATCACAATCTGGATCATCACCATCACAAGAAGGACAAGGCATTATTTTTTGACCATCACAAAAATCACAAGTTTCACCTCTCATACCTTCACATTCAGGACAATCCTCAATACCATTACCCAAACACTCAGGACAATCAAGTTCCCCTCTACCACCACAGAAACTACAAGGACCCAAATTACCATCAGTATCTTCTAAATAATAATCTTTATCTCTACTTTCTTCATTTGTTAGTATTCCAGTTTTAATTTTATAATATTTAAGAGTGTCCATATAAGGATAACCATTTTCATAATCTTTATTCTCTGGTAATTGAACTTTTATAATACTTTCTTCTTCACTTAATTGAACACCATTTAACATCAAAGGTGTATCTTCATTAAAGTCTTGTGTTTTTTTATATAAAAATCCATTCTTATTTGCAAATTCTTTAAAAAACTCAATGTCTGCAGTATCAATTACATAAACACGATCCATTATTCTTCTACCTTTATTATCAGTCCATAAAAGAGCTCTACCTGTTATTTTATCTTCAATTGGTAGTGTAACAACTTCACCAGTATCTTCATCAACATAATCTTCAACATATCCTTCTTCTTGTCTAAGTATAATCATAGAAACCACATCTGGGTTTTTAACAAAAATATCAAAGTAAGGTTGACAATATTTGTGTTTCATACAAGAACCACCTAAAGAACCTTTTGTAGCAAAATAATTATCAACTAAGTAATACTTTCTTATATCTTCACCTTTGACAATCTCAAATCTACTTAATGTATTATTTCTAACTTTCATTTGAGCTTTATACTTATTAACAAAGTCTTCTATCTGAACAGGTGTAAAAGTATATCCTGCCTTAGTTAAAATAGCATTAATAAACTTACCTACTTTATAATTAGTTGGTTTATAATTAGCAACATCTATTTGTAATCCTGATTTTTTAATCAAAACATTATATCTACCATTACTCCAACTAAAATGAACTAATCTATCCTCATCTTCCCAATCTTCCCAATTATCACTTGGTAAAATATTATTCAATTCATCTATTGTAAGTTGATGAACTATCTTACCAATAGTTCCTTCTCTTGGATCAGCAACTTGACCAATTGGATAAGTTTTATTTCTTTTTGCAGTTTGTGATAAAGTATGATATGTAATAAAAGGTTCTCCAGTAACAACATAATTAACTTGTTCTACTTTATCATCTGGTATAAAAGTAATATAATCATATTTATCATTACTTATATCTATAAAATTAGTATTAATATCAACATCTTTACCAGCTATTTCTTCCAATGCAGTAGTAATTGGAGAATCTATTCTATTAAGTAATTTGGTAAACTTTGGCATAAACTGTATCTTTGCCTCTAAAAGCAATTCTAATTTACTTTCAGTAATAAATTCTAAATAACCATTAACAATTTTATTCATATAATATATATTAAATAATCTATGTCAAAAAAATATCAAGGAAATATTGTAAAAATTGACCCACTATGGGAAAATGTTAAGTTGTTATTTATTACAACTACTACATCAGATTTTTCATTGGATGTAAAACCAAAACCTCTTTTTCTTTTTATATATGAAGATAGTTTACACTTTGGTATATGTGATTATGAGTTTCAATTCTTACAAAACTATGAAGATTTTACAATGGAAAATCAACAAGTATTTAATTCTTTCTTTCCTAATTCAGAAGAATTTATTTATCTAAAAGATATGAATCCAACTTACTATAAATTAGATTATCATAAAACTGTTAATCAAGATGATTTAGGAGAGTTCAGTGATCATGAATTAGATTTACTTAAAGAATGGAATAGAGAGTTAAGTATTAAGAAATTACTTTTTTAATATAAGGTCAATTTTTTGGTCTCTAATATAAACAGTACTTTTCTTATACATTTCTTCTATATAGTTCATAGCATCAACACCATAATCTTGTAGATGATATATCTGTTCTCTAGTTGTTTCAAATTTAACACCTTTATAAATTAGTCTATCATTTTCATCAAATTCTACATCCATAAATTTTATATAAAAATAATTGAAAAAAGTTAATTATATTAAAACAATAGTTGTATATTTGTATAGAAATTCAAACTATAAAATATTATGAAAATATTAGACTTAGTTGACCAAGAAAAAGTAGGTGACTTAAACCTTAGATACAAAATATCTAAATTTCCTGATGGTCAACAATCAATCAACCTTGAGTTCATCCATCTTGAAGATGAAGTAAAAATTAGTTCAAGACTTAATAGCTTCAAAGACTTAGAAGTTATTTTATGTGCAACCGCTGCTCTTAGAAATATAGGAGTAAAAACAATTCACCTTTATGTACCATACTTCTTAGGTGCACGATCTGACAGACAATTTGAAGATGGAGGTATCAATTATCTTAAAGATGTTATTACACCAATTATCAATTCACAAGATTATGAAACAGTAACTATTGTAGATGCTCACTCTGATGTACTTGAAGCTTGTATTCATAACTACAGAAAGATTGACAATATCACTTTAGTTAAGTTTGCTTTAACTGACATTGATAATACAAATGGTGCAAGGGAAAAACTTATCTTAGTTTCACCAGATGCAGGTGCTCTTAAAAAAATGTATCATGTTTCAGAACATTTTGGTATTGAAAATATGGTTATTGCAAATAAACACAGAGATATTAAAACTGGTAAAATTACTCACACAGAAGTTCCTGGACTTACTCAAGAACCTGGTAGTAAAAACTTTGTTATCATTGATGATATTTGTGATGGTGGTAGAACTTTCTTAGAAATTGCAAAAACAATCAGAAAAGAAAGAGAAGATTCTGTCTTTAATGACAAAATCTATTTAGTAGTTACTCATGGAATCTTCTCTGCAGGATTTCTTGAATTGAGAAACTGGATTGATGGTATTTATTGTACCAACTCAGTTAAAAATGTAGATAATGAATTAGTAAAACAACTTAATATATTTTAATATGAACTTTTTAGAAATTTATTGGACAGACGTATATAAAACAGGACACAAACCAATGTTACCTACAGGTAGTACTTTAATGTACTCAAACAACACACCAAGAAGTGGTAAACATAGTAATTGTCCTAATGATGGTGAAGTTGTTCAATTTGGACAACAAAAACTTGTTAGACAAATGTATCATGATTGGAATGTTAATTTCTTTAACAGACCTATTCAAGAAATTGATAAGTTTGGTGAAGATATGACAATGATGTTAGGTTTATCTCAACCTTATGATGTAACTCACTTCAAAGAATTACACAAATTAGGTTACTTACCTGTTAGAATCAAATCTTTAGAAGAAGGAACAGTAACTCCTTACAAAATCCCTTCTTTTACTATTGTAAATACTCAACCATTAAATGGTTATGTTGCTGACTGGATTGTAAACTATTTAGAAACTATCTTATCTGCTGAGTTTTGGCAAGGTCAAACATCAGCTACCTTTGTACGTTCTTTAAGACAATTAGGTAAGAAATGGATTATTAAAACTAATCCAGAAGCAATTGGTTTCTTAGACTTCCAATTCCATGATTTCTCTATGAGAGGTATGGGTGGTAAATCTGCAATTGTTAACTCTGGTTTAGGTTTTGCAACTGGTTCAAGAGGTTCTGATACTTTACCAGTAATTCCTGCAGCAAGAATGTATTATGATGAAGTTGAACCTTGTATCAACTCTGTAATTGCATCTGAACATGCTATTATGTGTTCTTTAACTGGTTTCTTTATGCAAAATGCACAAGGTGACTGGACTAAAGTTGGTGAGTTTGAGTATGAAATGTTTGTTTACTTATTGAAAAAATTCCCAAGTGGTATTCTTTCTTTAGTAATGGACACCTTTGACTTATGGAGAGCAATCACAGAATATTGTGTTAAAGCAAAAGACTTGATTATGTCTCGTGATGGTAAATTAGTAATCAGACCTGACTCTGGAGATCCTGTTGATATTCTTTGTGGAGAAAAATATGATGCAGAAAATGAATCATATTTAGATTTAGGATTACCTAAATACAAAGGTGTTATTGAACTACTTTGGGACATCTTTGGTGGTACAGTTTCATCTACAGGGTACAAAGTATTAGATTCACATATTGGAGCAATCTATGGTGATAGTATTAACTATGATAGAGCTCAAAGAATCTTTGAAAGATTAGAAGCTAAAGGTTTTGCTTCTACAAATGTTGTTTTAGGTGTGGGAAGCTATAGTTTAGCATTTGTTACACGTGATACACATGGTTCTGCACAAAAAGCAACATACATTGAAGTAAATGGGATTGGTATTGAGATATTCAAAGATCCAATTACTGATGGTGGAGTTAAAAAATCTGCAAAAGGTCTTTTACAAGTATATAAAGAAGATGGTGTAATAAAATTGAAAGACCAATGTACTTGGGAAGAAGAAGGTAAAGGGTTACTTCAAGTAATCTTTGAAGATGGTAAGTTTTATAATGAAACTACTCTCACAAGAATTAGAGAGAAACTAAATAACTAAGAATTAAGAGTGATGAAAGTCACTCTTTTTTTATATTATCTCTTTTTATATCTCTATTTACTTTACTACAAAGTGGTTGTAAGTTAGTATAATGATTTAGTTTTATCACATCATTTTCTGTTATAGCACTTGATATTGGTATTATATGGTCAATATCCCAACCATATTCAAAATCACCATTATATCTACCATAATTTTCCCAATTCATCCAATATTCAAATTTAGATTCTAAATAAATTCTGAAATCTTCAAAAGATATACATATAATATCTGTTGTATTGTTTTTTTTAGTATATCCCTGTGATTTTAAGTTATTAGATATTGAACTTCTAATATTACATTTCAATCTAAATAAATAATCTGATTTTATTCTTTCTTTTTTATTTTTATTTTTATATGAATTTATTTTACTTTTATTTTCTTCATGATAATTCTTACTATATAATTTAATATTATCTTTATTATCTAAACGATAATTCTTACTATATAATTTAGTTTTATCTACATTTTCTTTTCTCCACTTTTTACTAAATAGAATATTTTTTTCATTTAATATCTCTTTATTCTTTTCATAGTACTTTTGATTTGATTTTCTTTTACTATCCAATTCACATTCTTTACAGGTATTTCTATAACCATCTTTATTAGTATGTCTCTTATAAAAAAATTCAAAATCTTTACTTAAATTACACTTATTACATATTTTCATAAAGTATATATAAAAATATCTACCTCTCATTCTACTTAAAAATAAAAAACCCATCATTTGATGGGGTTTTTTTATTCTATATCAGGAAAAATATTTCTAATCTTTCTCTTTCTTATAATGTTTTTACCTGGGAACCTCATAGTCATTGTACTTGGATATAAAGAAACAAAGTCAAAACTTAATGGTTCAATACCTTGAGAACCACCAGATACTAAAGAACCTGCATATCCTTGTGGCGCAACAGAAGTCACTAAACTTTTTCTATTCTTTCTCTGTTCTAATAACTCTTCAAGAATTTTATTATAATCTACTTCATCCATACTACTTATGTGTTATATGTCTAAATCTAGTTAGAGTCTCATTTCTAACTTCTCTAAACTTAGAATCCAATTCTTCCCAAGTCCAATGTTTTGATTTTATTTCATCCCATACCCAGTTAGCACATTCAAAATCAGTAATCTTACCATCTTTCACAATCTGAGTTGCAAACATTGGTATTCTTATTGAATGAAATAGTGATTTTACACCAATATGATATTCATCAAACTGTATTTTCTTTGAACTTTTGACCCAGGAATTTGAACTAATATGTGATGTGGCATGTCTTAATTTCTTCACATCAAGTATAAAATTTAATTTTTTATCTTCTTTTAACTTAGCCCAATCTGGTGCATAAATACATTCTAAGTTATTTATTCTGTGCCAATCCAAATCTTTTTGAAATTTATCAAGTGTATAAACATGAATGTTAAACAAACCATTTCTAATTTCTGTGGATTCCACAGAATTATTTGCTATCATAATAACATCCCAGTCAGATTTTGATGTATGTGTTTGGTATACACGGCTTCCAAATAGATATACATTAAATACTCTACTTGGGTGTATTCCTGATGCCTTTATTATTCTATCCAATGTTGGTATCATTTCTTTTATTTTTAATTAAATTATTACTTTTTAATACTCTATATATCTTTGATGCACTTAGATTAAATATTAATCCTATTTCTTTAAAATTAAGACCTTTATCATATTCTCTACTAACACTC